TCTACAGCCTCAAACTGAGTCACGAATCGAGCCAGCTGTGCGTGTCGGCCGGATGCTACCGGAGGGCGGCGGGTCAGCTCCTCGTCATCGAATAGGAGGAAGATCGTGAAGGATTTCTGGAGAGTCGTCGGGCCACTCTGGGTGATGCTCTTCTGGGGTTGCGCCATGGGCATCCTGATGGGATACGGATTCTGGGGAGGTAAGTGATGAAGGAACGCCGGCAGCGCACCATGGCCGAACTGCGCAAAGAGCAGGAACTCGACCGGAGCATCCAGGAACGCTTCAAGATGGAGCGCCGGCCGCAGCAGTCGGTCGACGGAGACAATCCGTGGGAGCGCGACCTGTTCGAGGGCGAGCCGGTCGACGCGTGGCAGATCGTCGACAGCGAAGGAGCCTGATCATGCGAGAACAGCGCGTACCCGAAGAGGCCGCCATCTGGGACGGAATCCTGAAGCTGGTCGACTCCCTGCCTGATGGCGACGGCGCAACCTCCAGGATGCCCGGCAGGTTCAGCAGGGGGTACGGCGACAGCATCGAGACCGGCCCGTTCGAGCGCTTCTCGGCGAGCACCGAGTTCAAGCAGTTCAATGCCAGGGGTGACGGTGTCAACGACGTGTACGACATCGAGGTGACCGTCACCAAGCGCCAGGACTCCAACGAGGCGTACTGGCGGCAGCAGCTCGCCGACCGCGCCAGGGCCATCGTCATCAACGGCGTCCACTACCGGATCGGGTACGACGGGGGCAATGGTTTCAAGGGCTTCAGCGGCCGGAGGTTCGACATCCGGATGCTGGCCAACGGGGACGTTATCGAGACCCGCAACCTGTGGTACCAGGGCCCGATCCCGCCGAAGTTCCGGGAACTGCTGCCCGACAACGCCGAGTTCGTCAACCCCGACCAGGAGCCGTTCAAGCGATGATGCTCCAGGCAGCCCTGAAAGCCCAGGCGGCCGGGTTCCATATCTTCCCGAGCGCCCCAGGCCTGAAGATCCCCCACCGGCTCGCGGGTCAGTGGGGGTCGACGGCCACCAACGACATCAACCGGATCATCCAGTTCTGGACGCAGGTCGACCCGCAGGCCAACCCCTGCATCGCCTGCAAGCCGTCCCAACTGCTGGTCGTCGACCTCGACAAGGCCAAAGAGGACTGGAACCTCCGTGACACCGAGTGGGCGTACATGCACGACGCGTACGGCCCCCGGGTTGACGGCGAGGATCTCTTCGACGAGATGGCGTACAAGGCGCACGACCACAGGGTGGGGCTGCTGGATCTCAACACCTACACCGTCCGCACCGGCTCCGGCGGCCTCCACCTCTACTACCGCTGGCCGGATGAGTGGGGTCAGCAGTCCCAGGCCAGCCCCGTCAAGGGTGTCGTGGACGTGCGGGGCAACGGCGGACAATGGGGCGGGTATGTGCTGGGCGAGGGCTCTATGACCGAGGCCGGGAAGTATGCCTCCGTCAACATGAACTCCTTCCAGATCGACCTCCCCCCGGCATGGATTCGCCAGCTCGTCACGCCCAAGCCGAAGATCCAGGCGCCCAGGAGGATGACCGGGATTCAGCAGCCGGCCGCCGTGTCGTGGTCCGGCCTGGTCGCCTCCGTGCAGAACGCCGGAGAGGGCAACCGGAACAACTGCTTGGCGTGGTCGGCCCGCGCGATGTGCACGGACGGCGCCACCGAAGAAGAGTGCATGAGGGTGCTCGGCCCGGCCGCCGAATCCGCCGGCCTCGGCTTCCGCGAGATCGAACGCACCATCCAGTCGTCATACCGAATCCAGCAGAGGAAGGACGGCACGGCGTGAGGCGCATACTCGTAACCGGCAGCCGGGACTGGACAGGCTGGGGGGTGCTCGAAGGCGCCATCTGGTGCGCGGTCCACGATGACGGTGGAAGCGCGTCGGTCATCGTCCACGGGGGCTGCCCCACCGGAGCCGACCTGATGGCCGACATTGCCGCCGGCCTGGGCGGGGTTGCCGTCGAGGTCCATCCCGCGATCTGGCGCCCGAACGGCATCTACAACCCGCAGGCCGGCTTCCTCCGCAACCGGAAGATGGTGGAGCTGGGCGCCGATGTATGTCTGGCGTTTATCCGCAACGGTTCGCGGGGAGCATCACATTGTGCCGGCCTCGCCGAAGGGGCTGGCATTCCGACCAGGAGGTACACCGCATGAGCTACATCGTTGCCCGCAAGGTGGAGCAGCTCCAGGGTCGAATCTCTGGGCCCGACCATGGGTTCGCCATCGACGACATCGATTTCGAGGACCGCGACAAGAACACCCTCGACAGCAGCCTCGACGACGAGATCCTCGGCTTCGTGCTCGGCCTGATCAAGCAGGTCGACGATCTCGCCGAGGGTGAGGCGCTCGTCGTCTGGAAGGAGATTTTCTGATGATCACCCGCGAGTTCGAGGCGCGCATCCGCCGCACCCAGCAGACCGATGTCAACGTGCCCGTCCAGGTCGTCCTGTCGTACGACCCCGGCACCGACCCGTACGCCGCCACCGCGACCTTCCTGGCCGTCCAGGTGACGCACGACGGGGCCGAGGACCGGGTGTGGGACTTCGCCCGGGACCTCCTGTCGAAGGGGGCGCACAGCCGGATCGCTCTCGGGCAGGGGGATATCCGCTTCCGCCACTACCCGCAGACCGAGGACGGCCCCATCGTCCTGATGTGCATGCGGAACCGCGACGGGCACGCCGACGTCGCATTCCCGCACGACGAGGTGATCTCCTTCCTGGACGACACCGAGGAGCTGTACGCCGAGGCGACCGAGGACTGCATGCCGGCCGTCGACCAATTCCTGAAGGAGCTGCTCGGATGAGCGTCTATCGCGACATATGGGCAGCGATCTCGCCCCATCAGGACCGGATCAAGGTGGATGACGTCGGCGTCGAGGTCCGGCTGATGAAGCTGTCCGAGGAGGTCGGCGAGGCCATGCAGGCCTACATCGGCGTGATGGGTGCCAACAAGCGGAAGGGCCGCAGCCACACCGATGCCGATGTCGCGAAGGAGCTGGCCGACGTCGTCATCACCGCGATGGTCGCCCTCCACGACTGGACGGACAGCCCGGAGGAGTTCATGGAGGACCACCTCCAGCGGCTTCTCGAACGCATCAAGGAAGAAGGATCGTGAACGAGGTCAGCGACGCCGCCGAGAGGCACGCCGAGAGGGAGGTCAAGGCCGCCTTGAAGGGCCTGATGCGCAACCTCCAGGAGGTTCGGGCCCAGCGAAACCTGGGGGCCATCGCAGACGTCCGGGATCGGGCGCGCAACCAGGGCGAGATCTGGGGTCTCGACCTGGCCATCGCCGCCATCAAGAGGAGGATCGGATGATGTGGTTCTTGATGGCCGGAATCTCCGTCACCATATCCATCGGGACATTCCTGTTCCTGGACTGGTCGGCTGGCTGGCCCAACCTCGGGCGGAACCCGCTCAAGAGGAGGACCGGATGATCCAGCTCGCGGCGGAAACATCCAGCTCGGCCGGCGCTGGAGGGATGGGCCTGGTCGTCCTGGTCGCGATCGTCCTGCTGATTGCGGGCTCCGGTGGAGGGGGGCGCGGCAGGTGAGCCTGTTCGCCGACCTTCTCCCGCCGGAATTCCGCGACAGGGTCGAACTGTCGTGCAGGGCGACCATCGGTGGCGAGACCGTATCGGTCCGGCAGCTCATCCCGACCGCCGTGTACGACGACGAGGCGGCGCGGGAAGTCGTCGAACAGGCCCTCAGGCAGCAGCTGATGCTCGCCCTCCTCGACAAGTTCAAGCCGAAGATCCGTGTGCGAAGATGAGCAAAGCCCCCCTGGAGCCGGCTGGCCAGGGGGGCTTTCTGCTGTCCTACTCCGGTAGCTCGTAGTAGCGGGCGGCGTACTGGATGCTGTAGTACGGCTGGACGATTCTCGGCACTTCTCTCCTTATGCGATTCGTCGCACCGAAAGGACAGACCCGGCGCGCACGGTGCTGGCGATCGGGTTCGAGGTGTTCTGCGCCCACTGGAGCTGAAGAGTGCCAGCGGTGCTGGAGGTGGTCAGCACGCCTCCTATGATTGCATAGGTGCCAGAGCTGTCTCCACCACCGAACGTCATGGTCTCATTGATCAAGTGTGTCTCCATGTTGACGGCGGTGATGGTGCCCGATGTGCCCGTCTCGGCGACATTCGCCCCGTGCCCTCCCCAGAACATGGTCGCCCCCGACGGGCCGGTCCATCCGGTCTTTACGTCCGCTGCGGCGTTGTTGTCCGAATCGTGAAGCAGTCTCAGCGACATTTCGTACTGGGCGTTGGCCTCGACGGAGACGAACAAGTCGTCGTCGTTCTGAAGCGTTGTCGACGAAGTGACCGTCTCGTTGGCCGGCTTGATCACTATGTCGGGCAGCATCGAGTCGAGCAGCTGGGCGGTGATGCGGTTGCCGGCGAGGATCTCCGGATAGCGTGCCATGCTCCCCTCCTACAGGGCTATGATCGCGGGATGGCGCAGCTTCACGGCAGCCCCGGCCGACTGGGCCTTGACGACCCCGTTGTGGCTGCGGGTGACTGTGAACGTCTGCGGGTTCCTCAGGTCGAGGTTGTCGTAGCGGAACTCGGCGTTGGCGTTGGTGTTGCCGGCGTCCCGCACCGACTTCACCCCGGTCGACCCGGCCGCCGTCAGCGACGTGTCGGTGACCTCGATGTGCCAGGCAGAGGGCTCGGTGCGGGACGCCAGCCACGCCTTCGCCTTCAGGGCCGACCCGATCACCTGGAAACGTACCCGGACATTCGTTCCGGCGACATGCGTCAAGCCGGTCGTGTACGCTCCGAGTTGGGTTTCGACGGCAGCCACCCGCTCCCGGATCGACAGGACAACCGCGTTGGCCGTGGTGAACGCGACGCGCGCCTGGTACAGGTTGTTGACGTCGGTGAACCTGGCTATCGGCCCCATGAACTGCGAGGCGCCCGTGGACAGCGCCGCCGTCGTCACATCGACGTACATGTCGGAGTCGGCGTCCACCGAGGTGATCGTCGACTGGCGGCCGGATGACGTGGCCGTAGCGATGTGGCGCCCGAACCCGGTCAGCACATCGTAGTCGGCCGCCGCACCCCCGGTGTTCGTCCACGCCTGCCCGGAGTCCGCCGAATCCCAGGTGTCCGTCGAGGTCCGGCCGAAATCGTCGTACACCACTGACGCCTTCTGCCGGCTTATCCGGACGGCGTACAGGTAGAACAGCGTGCTCGACGGCGGCGTGGCGCCGAAGCGTGCCCGCATGGCCGCCTTCGACGCCGTCGCCGGGGCTGTGACCGTCTGCTCCAGCAGCGTCCACACGCCGGCCGGAACACTCAGTCCCGACCCGAGGCCGCCCGTGCTGATGTACGCGTCGCCCGATGTGTACCAGTCGACAACCGGTGCGAAATCGCTGTGCCCGATCGGCGAGTACACCCACAGGGAGACCGTGTACAGGCCGCCCGGGTTGATGGTTGCGGTGGCGGTCCTGGACGATGTCGCCCCACCGGCGGCGGTCACTCCGTCCGGGGTGATCAGCATCGACGCGACGGCGACCGGGCTGGGCATGACGAACGCCGTCGACCGGGCGACAGTGCAGCCCGAAGCCGTCCATCCGGTGACGTCGCTGTCGAAGAACGGGTTGGTATTGGTGAACCCGCCCGGGGCGTCCACCCGCACGGTCTCCCCGGCGATCGTCCACAGGAACGGAGAGTCGTTGTGGTCGGCTGTCCAGCGAGGGCCGGAAGTCGTGATGACGTCGACATCGGTCTCCGTGGACGAGAGCGCCTCCACGAGTTCCGTGCCGGTCGTGTCGACCCACGACCAGTGCGTCTCGAAGTCTGCGGCATCCTCCTCGCCGGCGTGGGCGACATCCCACGGGCTCGCCGGATCGCACAGGAAGCGGAACTCCCACCGGTACTGGTTGATGAACTCCCGGTAGCCGGCCACCATCAGATCGATCGTGTCGTACTGGAACTTCCCCGGCGGGTTCTCGATCTGCATGCGGTCGCCGGGGATCAGGCTCAGCACCTGACTCTCAAGGCTGGGCGCCTTCTGGAGCCAGACGTTGACCTCCGCGTACCGGTCCTCGTCGACGGTGCCCAGATGCAGTCTCCAGCCGGCCTGTGCCCGCGCCTGGTCGTCGGTCTCCAGCTTGAGTGTCACCTCGTCCGGGTAGGCGCCGACGCCGTCCGGATGCTCCTGAACCGACAGCGGCCCCTCTTCCAGTACGGCCCGGTACGAGGAGGCTGAAGTGCGGGTGACCGTGACGTCGTTCTTGGTGTTCTGGTCGTCGGGCTTCGGGCGCAGCGGCGGTACGATCCCGGAACGGTTGCTCGCGTCGTAGTCCAGCATCAGCTTTGGCGTCTGGTTGTACATCGAGATCCGGTCGCGGTATGCCAGACGCAGCGACTCCCGGTGCTCGTACAGGATGCCGCCGTCGACGTCGGCTGTGTCCTGAAGCACCTCGTACAACGACTGTGAGCGCTGCCCGCCCACTGTATGCGTATCAGCGAACGACCCGGTCAGGGAGAGCGGCAGCCCCTCTTCGTCGGTGACCCGGTCAAGCCGTTCAGCGGCCGTCTCCCCCGACCATGCGGTGATCGCGTTCCGGTAGGCGAAGAACGCGTCCGAGGTGCTGTCCCATACCGACAGATGTCCGATCGCCATCCCGTCGAGGTCGGCATGATATCCGTCGCCGGGCGAGGTGACCGACGTAACCCGGCCGACGGTGCCGGCATAGCTTCCCGTGGCGGCACCCCCCTCGCCGCCGATGTCGGTGAACACCAGCTGCCAGTCGACGTTCCCGCCGTTCTGGTTGACGTCCAGCCTCACCTCGTTCCACTGGTTGAACAGATCGCTGCCGGTGGCGGTGTCGTCGGTGAAGAGCGTTGTTCCGTCTTCCTGGATGCCGATGACGCGGGTCAGGTTGTTGCGGATCTGGATCAGCCACTGCTGGACGGTTCCGGTGGAGTAGATCCGCATGTAGGTCCGCAGCGTGGTGTTCGCGGTGTCCAGGCGGTAAACCCACTTCACCGTCCATTCGGTGCTCGCGCTGCCGGTCGGCACAATCCCCCGCAGCGTGGGCAGATCGGTACCGCTGGACGCCAGCTCCGGAAGCGCCCTGGCTGCCACCAGGGTGCCGTTGGATGCCCAGTCGACGTTGCGCAGCAGTAGCGGCCGGACTCCTTCGATCGGTGAAGCCGCCTGCGTCGAATCCTCTCCGTCCTCCATCGGCCAGTAAGCCAGCGGGCTGTAGGTCGGAATGCGCCGCCGGAGCGTCGACTGGACGGGGGAGCTGTTCGACCGCAGTCTTCGCAGCCGGCCGGCTGCCTCCACCTCCATCCAGATGTCGTTGCCCGAGGTGTCCTGATCGATGGGCCATTCAGGGATTTCGCCGGAGAAGCGAATTTGCCGGTTGGTGATTTCCGCGTTCCCGGGCAGGTTCCAGGTCCGTCCGGCAGCGTCCACGAACGACGTGGCGCCTACCGTCTGAATGGTGAAGTCGGGGTTGGCGACGGCCGTCCCGGCGATGCCGTTGCGCACTTCCGCCTTGAACACCTTGCCCTTGGCGTTGATGAAGGTCAGATTCGTTGCGTCGCCGATACGCAGCGGGGCGGTCGAGTTGAAGATCGATGTGGTGCCGGCGGTGACGACCTGGTCGCCCAGCTGAGTCCAGTCCGTGTCGGTGTCATCGGCGCCCATCGACGGGGCCGTGTAGAAGGTGACCGTATGCCCTCCGTCGCCGTTGTCGACATCCATGGTCACGCGGACGGCAAGACGCCCGCCGGGGGCCGGAATGGGCTGGGCGGTCGAGGTGTGACCGATGTCGGTGGACCCGTCAGCGGAATGCTCGAAATACAGGAAGCCGGCACGGACGCCGAGAAACCACGACTCCTCGGTGAACGAATCCCACTTGCCGATGATCTCCACGGTGTCGGTTGCTGTACTGCCCTCGAACCAGTTCAGCAGCTCCGCGTCGACCAGGATGTCTATGTCTCCGGTGATGTCCAGGGCGGCGGCATCGGCGACAAAAGCGTTGGCCGGATCGAACTCGTCCAGGCCCAGATAGGGGTCACCGGTCATTACCGACACCTGGACCGGGGTGTTCCTCCCGAGCTGGCCGTAGTAGGGGCCGAGGGGGTTGCGGGGGCTGAATCTCAGGTCGGTGTTGTCGATCTGCATCGAGCAGGTGGCGAAGTCGGTGCGCGTCGACCAGTCCCTGCGCCCTTCGGTGATTTCGATCCCGCCCGACGAGTCGCGGGTGTAGACAAACTGCGAGATGTCCGTCCAGGTCACGCCGTCCAGCAGGAGACGCACCTCGACGTCCAGTGGATCTTCCGGGAACGCCATCAGCTTGCCTTCCCCATCACAGCTATCTGGACGTCCCCGCCTCGCACGTGAACCGCCTTCCTGAAGATCTCCAGCAGCATGTCGTCGAGAGCACTGCCACTCGACCGGAACTCGATGACCACCGGGGCGCCCCCGCCGCCGGAACCGCCCATCATGCGGCGCGTGTCGGGGTTCGACCTGACCCGGCTGCCCGTGGGCAGGTCGACCAGCTCAGGACCGCCCTCGCCGACCAGAGTCATGTTGGAGCGGACCCCGCCGGACGCCGCAGCGCCCACGACCCCGCCATGCCGCCTGGCGCCGGTCACCGAGTTGCCGCCGTACGTCCGGTTGCGCGTCCAGACGTCTACGTACGTCGTCGCCGTCGTTCCGTTGATCCTTGCCAGCGCTGCCTGCGCCTTGCCCAGCTCCTTGGTCAGCTGGTCGATGTTCGCCTCGATCTTCGCGCGGGCCTTCTTGTCGGCCGTCTTCTTCAGGTCGGCACGAGCCATCGAAAGCCTCGCCTTGAACGTCTCGATGTCGACTTCCAGCTGCCTCTTCCGGTTCGCCCGGTCGAGGGTCTTACCGAAGTCCATGGCGTTCTGGCCCGCCTTCGACAGCCCCTGCTGGATGCCTTCGCCCCACTCGGCGATATGCCGGCGGGCAGCCTTGACCTCCCCGCCCAGGCCGAGCGCCTTCGCGAACGGTCCGATGGCGGCCAGCATGACGTCGATCTGATCGAGGAACCCGCCGACCACCAGGCTCAGCGCCTTCAGGAACAGGCCGACCGCGTACATCATGCCCCGTATCCCCTGCGCCCAGGTGTTCGCGAGGAGGTTGATCAGGTCGATGAACAGGATGATGATCCCGAGCACAACCCGCAGGGCCATGCCGATCTCGGTGCTGTGCTCGCTGACCGTGCGGGCGAGAGCGCCGAACGACTTGCCCAACTCGACCATGAAGTCGTCCCACTGAGGGCCGAACGCGTCCAGAAACACCTGGAAGGCGTTCGTCAACGGCTCCCACGCGACCTCCCCGAACCTGCGGAAACTCGCCTTCAGCACGTCGAAGAAGCTGGTGAGCTGCGGGCCGGCGTCGGTGAAGAACTCGCGCAGCTTCACGCTGAGAGCGTCAACCGCGCTCTCCATCTCGTGAATGGCCTCATGGATGACCGGTATCAGGGGCTCGGCCGCCCGGCGCATGTCTTCGCCCATGTTCTTCGTAGCCGTCTTCCAGTTGCGCTGGATGACCTCCGACTGCGAGGCGAACACCGCACCCAGGGCGACGAACGCACCGCCGAACGCCAGAACCAGCACACCGGCCATTGCCGCGCCGAGGACGCTGAGGGCGCTCAGGATGATTCCCGACAGGACTGCGATGCCGACCGGGCCGGCCGACTTGAAGCCGCTGATGATGCCCTGACCGAGGCCGTCCGACAGGATGCCGCCGAGGATGCGCCCGGTCATCCGCACCGGCTGGGTCAGGAAGCCGCGCAGGCCACTCGTCCAGTCCGTACGCCTCACCTGCGGGCGTACCGGCACGCGTACGGCGTTCCTCTGCTGCTGCCGCCGCCAGGCCGCCAGCTGGGCGTCTGCCCGCCGCAGTGCGCTGGTGTCGGTCCGGACCTGGATGCGGATACGCCCGTCCCGGTCCAGTTGACGGAACGCCCTGTTGACCTCCCGCAGCCTGCCCAGCATCCGGGTCATCGCGACATCGCCGACGTTGCCGAACCCGCGCGCAAGGACAGCCTGAGACTGCCGCAGCTGGTGGTTCATCCGGCGGAACTCGGCGTCCGGAATACTGCCGCGCAACGCCCGGAGCTGCCGGGCCGCCGCGTTGGTCGACTCCCGCAACTGAAGGAAGTTTCGCCTGCTGCGGTCCCCGACCATCCGGTTCAGGTCGCGTCCGAAGTGGCCGAACTGGCGACGCAGGCGGGCCAGCTCAGGGCCGGTCAGGTTGCGGGCCGTGATGTTGACGTTAACCCTGTTGGGCATCGCCCGCCTCCTCTCTCTTCGTACCCATGGCCTGGATGGCGACCAGCCGGATCAGCTCTGCGTCTTCTTCCATCAGTGAGCTGTACGTGTAGCCGGAGAACCGGTCGAGCAGCCCCAGTACGAGGTCTGCGTCCTCCAGCTCCTGCGGCTTCGTTACAGTGCTGCCATCGTCAGCGGTTGCCCCGGGAAGCTCCCGCCAGAGTTCGAGTCTTTTCCCAGGTCCGGGGTCGGGCCGGTGATGTTGTCGAGCCACTTGTTGGTGATCGCCATGACCTCGCCGAACTCCAGGTCATCGACGGCTTCCTGGGTGACCGGGATGGGCTGGCCGTACTCGTCCTCGAAGTCCCACGACACGATCGACTGGGCGAGCATGCGGGCGATCTCGTCCATTGTCTCGGCGTCCTGGTTCTCGGCGTCCATCAGGGCGAGAAGCTGACGCACCTTCCCGAACTTGATCGACTTGACGCGGACGGTCAGACCTTCCAGCTCTCCGTCGAACTCCAGCGTGTAGATCCTCGGGATTCTGCGGCGGGCCATGGTTTACTCCAGTCTGCTTCGGTAGCGGCGGCGGAACATGCCGTCTCCCATTGCTTCGATGTGCCGGTCGAGGGCGTTCGCGGCCTTCCGGAACGCGTGATATCCCTTGAAGCGGGTGGTGTTGTTGCGAGAGCCGACACCCTGCAGCCACGGACCGTACACCGGACCGGCGTGGCCGCCGTCCCACACCTCAGGGCTGCCTGACACGTTGTGTATGCGGACGTTCGACTCGTAGTAGCCGGTCGGGTTCTGGAAGTGCGTGTGGAAGGTTCCCTGGATGTGTTCGAGGGTCCATTCGGCCGCCTCCTCCTCCAGTTCGCCCTGGAAGTCGTCGAAGGCTCGCCGGGCCCGATGATCGAATATCGGGCCGTCGAACCTCATTCCGGTGCTGATCCGGAGGAGAGAGCCGGCCATCAGGACTCCTTACGCCCAGGTGGGGGCGGTTCCGTCTTCGAGCACGCCAGGGACGCTCCAGGTCAGCGACCCGTCGTCACCCCGGGTGATCTGGTAGTCGGTGAGCAGGCAGGAGTTCGCGAGGGTGACTCCGGCGATGCCCAGGGAGACGTCCCGGGCGACGCTGGTGGAGCCGATGTCGTCGAACACCGTGTGCGACAGGGCGACGTTGAAGACGCCGTTCATAGTGATCGAGAAGTCGGCCAGGAGCAGGAGCCGCTCCATCGCCGCCTTGTCGATGCCCGTGGTCTCCTGGACGGCTCGCGGAGTCGCGAACTCGAAGTTGGTGATGTCGTTGCGGATGTCGGTCAGAACGTCGCCGCTGGTGTCCACGCCGAGCGTCGTCCACGAAAGGCCGGTACTCTTGGCCACTGGTCAAGCCCCTTTCTCTGATTCGGTCACCTTTTGTCGATGACGGTCTGTATGCGGTCCTGGTGTTCGTTGAACTCCTCCAGCCAGAACTCGGCTCTGGTGTGGACCCTCGTCGGGGTCCCTCGCGGATTGTAGCCGTCCCGGCCCCCTTTCACCTTGAAGATCTCCGGCAGGCCCGCCTTCACCCGGTGATTCTGGAAGCAGGGCTGATTCGGGGAGAACTCAAGCGTGACCAGGCCGCCGTTCTGGCCCACCACCTTGTACGCCCGGCCGGAAGAGTGCTTGATGTAGTGGGCCTGCTTCTGGCCGAGCTGGGAGCCGAGATCGATGCGCATCGACCAGCCCTTCGCGTACTGCTCGCACTCGACTTCTTCGCAGGTCGCCACGCGGGTGTGCGTTGAGATCGGCGCCTCGACCTGGAACGTCTTGTAGTGCTCGGCGCCCAGCCTCTGCCCGGCCATCAGATCGCCCTCAGGGCGTCGTTGCGGTTGACGGACACCGCGAACACCAGGTCGGTGAACGTTCCGGTTGTCACGACGCGCAGGTAGCGCTCTACGCTGAGCGTCGCCGACACCGACTGAATGCGTTCAGTGGTCTGAGCGGTGACAGCGGTGAAACCGCCGCCGGACACGTCCGCGAAGGTGTCGGGGTCTCCGTCATCCTGCTGCGACTCCTGGATCTTGACGGTTGCCGTACCCGACCCGATCGAGAACACCTGAAGGTACGCCTGGAATCCGAACGCCTTCGTGCCGGTGCCGAAGTCCACCGACAGCTCTTCGTCGGCAGCGGCGTGAGTGATCTTGCCAGCCGTCAGCTGGAGCGACCAGTCGGCCCCGAACGCACTGGACAGGACCGACGTGCCGAACATGATCGAACCGTCATCCCCCCGGGTCGGATCGTAGTTGACCTCCTTGCCGACCATGCACAGACTGGCACCCCCCAGCGCGGTGCCCCGCAGGTACATCAGGTGGACATCGGTACGCGGAAGGCCGGACAGCGCATCGTGCACCTGGTCGGTCGCGGTGTCGAGGTAGGACGTGAATTCCGCCTGGGCGTCCCTCTTTCCGAACAGCCTCGCCATCGCCGACTGCGTGATCGCCGTCGCCGGCAGCGTCTCCCTGGGCGTCGATAGCCCGCCGATCGAGTTGATGTTGGAGCCGATGTCGTATCCGGCGATGAAAAGTTGATCACCGAGGCCCGAGGACTTCGCCACTTGTACCCTCCATTCCTAAGGTGCCTGGGTCCAGGCGCGCTCGATCACGACGGGCACCGTCGCGGTGAGCACCCGGAAGACCATGTTGTCGATGTTGATGTAGCCGGACTGCGCGAACAGCGGATGGCCTTGCGTCATGCCGAGCACGTCGATGAACCTGCTCTCGTCGCCCAG